GAAAATAGTTTAAAATATAGAGTGGCAGATAAAGTTTGCAACTTTGTACACGATCATATCGGGCTTCATATTGAATCAATATACTGTGTTATTAACGATGAGTTTTATGATTTTAATACAGGAGAAACTATGACCCTGCGAGAGTATTTGCATTGGGCATTTATATCTCCCATAGTAAGTTTTATAAAATACAGAATACTTCGCATAGAGAGGGTAGATGAACATCTAGGATGTCCTAGCTGGCCTAACTGCGACTTAGCTCCTTTAGGCTGTAGATTAGAAATGGGTACAGATGTGGAGTGGTATGGTTATAAAGACCCAATCGATCAGAAAGAAAAAAAATGAACGTATTAACCTTCGACGTAGAAACAACTCACATACAGAAAGAAACGGGTGGGACAACAGCCCTGCCCTATTTCGGTAATCGCCTTGTATCTATTGGGTACAAGAGTTTGTCATCACCTCACATACACTACCACTGTTACTACCATGCAGACAGGGAACCCCACGACTTTGCACCTGAGTTGTTTCAGGAAGCACTTGATGAGGCTGACATGATTGTTGGACACAACATCAAGTTTGATCTATCATGGATTAGAGAGTGTGGTTTCTTTTTTAATGGAGAAGTGTATGATACGATGGTTGCAGAATATATTCTGGCAAAAGCCCAGCGTTGGTCTCTTGGACTTGCTGCTGTTGCAGAAAAGTATAACGTCACCCAGAAAGAGAAAGACCTCGTTGCGCCGTACCTCAAGGACGGCAAGACCTTTTACGACATACCGTGGGAGATAGTAGAAGAGTACGGAAAAGCTGACGTACTCGCCACAGAAGAGGTGGCCTTGAAACAGCTTGATGCCTTTGGCACTACATTTAAGGAACTATGTTATGGAACGGACTTTACTACCGACGTTAAGGCTTTCGCTTGAGATGACGGAAACGCTCACTGAGATAGAGCGTAACGGACTTAAGGTTAACCTAACCACACTAAAAGAAATTGAGACAGAGTTTCAGGCAGAGCTAGAAGAACTAGAGATACGCCTGAATGACATGGCGCGGGAAGCAATGGGGGACACTCCCATCAATCTTGCCAGCCCAGATGATCGTAGCATCCTTCTCTACTCACGCAGGGTCGTTGATAAGAAGGAGTGGTCACGTGTGTTCAACTTGGGTCACGAGATGCGTGGTGCCACTATGAAACCAAAGCAGCGTGTTCGCATGAAGAAGACTGTGTTTGCTTCTACGGTTCGCCGTATGACAGAGGTAGTTCGCAAGACAGTCGGCAGTAGGTGTGCGGCGTGTGTTGGTTTTGGCAGAGTACGTCCCGTCAATAAGAATGGTGAACCCAGTAAGGCATTACGTATTTGTAAAGCCTGTAATGGTGCAGGTGTAGTTTACATGCCAACGCGAGAGGTTGCCGGATTCAAGGTGGTACCTCGTGATCCCTACGATACTGCTGCTGCTGGATTCAAGACTGACAAGACTACCCTAGAAGACAGGGCTATCGAACTGTCAGGTGACGCAAAAGAATTTGCCACTGCCTACATCAGATACAACGCCCTACGAACTTACCTCAATACTTTCGTAGAAGGGATGAAAAACAATGTTGATGAGAATGGTATCATACATCCAGAGTTCATGCAGTGTGTTACGGCGACGGGTCGCCTTTCGAGCCGCAATCCTAACTTTCAGAATATGCCACGTGGAAATACCTTCGCTATACGGAAGGTTGTCGAGAGTCGCTTTCCGGGTGGGTTTATACTTGAGGGGGATTACTCGCAACTAGAATTTAGGGTGGCTGGCTTCCTTGCAAAGGATAGTCAAGCGTATGTTGATGTAAGTGAGGGTACAGATGTTCACCAGTATACTGCTAATATTATCGGATGCAGCCGACAAGAAGCAAAGGCACATACCTTCAAACCTCTATACGGCGGCACCACCGGAACAACAGCCCAACAACGCTACTACAGAGCCTTTAAAGAAAAGTATGAAGGAGTTACCCTCTGGCATGACAAGCTCCAGCGAGAGGCCGTTAAAACGAAGCAGATCACCCTTCCAAGTGGTAGGCAGTACGCCTTTCCATCTGCGCGGTGGACAGAGTGGGGTACAGCCACAAACAGGACTGCAATATGTAACTACCCTGTGCAGGGTTTTGCTACCGCTGACCTGCTTCCTACTGCTCTTGTTCGCTTGAGCAAGATGATGAGGACTAGGGAACTTAAGTCAGTTATTTGTAATACAGTACACGATTCGATTGTGTTGGATGTACATCCTGATGAAAAAGACGCTTGTATCAAACTGTTAGAATACGCAATGTTATCGCTACCTACAGAGAGCGTAAATCGATACGGAGTCGAATACGACATGCCTGTTGAAATAGAATTAAAGATAGGTAAGAATTGGCTTGACACTGAAGTAGTAAATCTGTAAGATCATTCTACAACCCTGAAATAGGAGCATGAAAAATCATGGAAACAGGAACAGACGTAATGGAATTAGACAACATGGACGCAATCGTCGCAGCATTTAACAGCGACGATGCTGAAGCACTTATGCAAGCAAGTGGGCAGGGCGGTAACTCAAACCGTCAGGTAGGCTTGCCCCGAATTAATATCAACTACGATGCAGAGACAGAGGATGGTAAGTCCCTTACTCGTGGCTCGTGGAAGATGTATCTTGATGGCAGGTTTTTGTATGCCGATAAGGTATCGATACGCCCAATCTTACGCACGTTTGAATACAGCCTTTGGGATCAGGACACGGGTACTTTCTCTTCTAAGACAGTTCAGAAGACAAGCCTGTCGGGTATGTTTCCAGCAAGTGATGGTGTGAACAAGGCGGGACGATTGACTCGTGATGAAGAAGACAAGCTGTCAAAGGATGACCCAGACTATCTAAGGTCACGTGCTGTTGTTTGTAATCAGGTAATCTATGCTAAGATCAGCGGAACATTCAAGGATGCTGATGGTGTAGTCGCAGAAATTGCTGATCAGCCTATTGTTTCATACTTTAAACGTTCTGGCTACAAGCCTATTGGTGACTTCATCGATAGCTTGGCAAAGCAAAAGAAACTGATGCAGAAGTGTTCTGTTTCGCTAACCACTCACAAGCACAAGAATGGTAGTGTAACTTACTGGACTCCTGTCCCTGCGTTAGAGGGTGAAGTTAGCATCACAGATGAAGACAAGAAGCTAATGACAATGTTCGCTGAAACTGTAAAAGGTCACAATGAAAACATTATGAATCAGAACCGTGAAGCTATGAAGCTTATCGCTGACGATGATGATGTCGATTTGGCAGCGGATTTTGACAATGCTAACGCTGCTTAAAATACAAGACCACATGATTAATGCTTTGCGGGGGGAAACTACTGTCTCCCCGCAAGCAGTTAAAGACTTTGCTGAAGAGTGTACTGAAGCAGCAGAGAGACAACTTGTTCGCCAACGAGGTGATTTTCGTATTCGTATGTCAGGTCTTGGTCGTCCCCTTTGTCAGCAGGTGCTGGAGAAGAAGGGCATCAAGGAGGACATGGAGTACAACACTCTGTTTAGATTTATGTTTGGTGACCTGACAGAATCAATCCTTATGCTTATAATGAAAGAAGCTGGGGTAGATATTGTTGACTACCAACGAGCCGTTCAATTGCAGGTAGGAGACACACTGGTTACTGGTACTCTTGACGTTATCATACGTGATGAATTGGGTGTACAAAAAGTGTGGGATGTCAAGTCAGCCAGTGACTGGGCATTCAATTACAAGTTTACTGGTATGAACGGTGGCTACGACAAATTAAAAGAGGATGACCCCTTTGGCTATGTCATGCAGGGGTTTCTTTATGCGGAAGCTACAGGCTTACCGTTTGGGGGATGGATCGTTGTTAACAAGTCTAGTGGTATGGTGGCTATTGTTGAAGTGCCGGATTGGGCGCAGGATGATAAAGAAGCCTATCTAAAAAATGCAGAAGAACGAGTCAAGTTTCTTACTAACCCTGATGTAGAACCGTTTGTTCCGTTCAAGTCAGAGTTTGAAACTTACAAGCGCAACGGTGAAGTCATACGAACAGGTAACAAGGTTCTGCCCCGACAGTGTAACTTGTGCGGGTACAGATCACATTGTTGGCCTGACGCTATTCTGCATGGTAAGGTTACTTCCAAAGCAAAGTTTCCACCTACAGTGTGGTACGACAAACTTAAAAAGAAAGAAATGTAAAGATGCCGTACCTATTTGTGAAAGATTATGAGGTAGAGCTTATGGAGCTAAACAGTGACCTTAGTCACGTGTATATAGAGTCCAGCAATGCCACTGGGGGAGAACGCAGGGTGACTCGTTTGCGGTTACACAATAAGGGGCTACCCCTAACTTTGATTAATCACTATGGTACAGATGGTCACCTAGTCTCTGACACAGAAGCACGAGACATAAAGAAGGTAGAAACTGAGCTACAACATATCAGTAGAACCTCATTTTCAGGAGCGTATGTATGTGTGCCGATGCACCCTTTGACAAAAGAACTTACCAACATCGAAAAGTATTCACCCAAACTGGCAGGGTACCTAGAAAAAAGATTAATATCTATAGGGGTAACCTTTTGAATAACAAGGTAAAATATAGGTCTAAGTTTGAACTCAACTTGGCACGGACTCTAGTGTCCAAAAATGTGACATTCTTTTACGAACAGGATAAGTTTGAATACATACCTGCCCCCCGGCACTACACTCCAGACTTTTACTTTCCAGAAACAAACATCTATGTAGAAGCTAAAGGTCATCTGGATAAGGGTGACAGGGTGAAGATGGTATTAATGAAGAAACAACATCCTGAGTTGGATATTCGTTTTGTCTTTATGAATGCCAAGAATAGGATTTACAAGGGAAGCAAGACGACGTATGCTGCTTGGTGTGCGAGATACAACTTTGAATGGGCCGAAGGGTCTATCCCTATGGAGTGGGTAAAAAAATGACCGACGATATTGAGATACAAAAGCAGGTGGAGATGATGTCTCTTTTACCAGACAGATACTACATCATACTTAAGCCTCTTGATGAAGAGAACTTTACCCTGACTGCCTACGATACAACAGATAAAACCTACGAGGATGACTCTGACTACAACCCCGCTATGA